GTTTATTTTGATTTTCCGTCAGATGGAGTTGATAGAATTAGCCATGTAGGGATTGTTGTAAAAGATAATCTTGACGGCACAGTTACCTGCATTGAAGGAAATACAAGTTCAGATAAAAAAGGCAACCAACGCAACGGCGGAGAAGTTTGCCTTAAAATTAGAGCCTTCAAAAAGAAGAACCGAAATAAATTCAAGCCTAATCTCCCAGTTGCCATCGTTGGCTTTGGGCGCCCTAAGTTTACGGGGGCATAAGAATGAGCGAAGAAGTGAAGCCCAGTTTAGGAGAAATTATGCGTAGGCTTGATGACCTGACCATGGAAGTCAAGCAGATGAATCTAAATGTGAGTCAAACTTATCTTCGCAAAGATGTTTACGAATCCGACACGGAGCGAATCTCTCAAGCCATGGAGCATATAACTGACAGGCTTGCAAAAATGGAGTCTCGCTCCGAGTGGGTAGTTCGAACAGTCGGTGGTCTCATGATTGCCACGATTGTCGGTGCCTCCGTGTATGTTGGGCAGATAATCGGGTTCTGAGGTACTTGACAAACTAAACTAGGGTTTAGTATCCTCTCCCATAACGAGAGGAGTCCAAATGGACAACGCAGTAGAAGTAATACCAGTTGATGATTTTGAAATCATCGAAGAGCCAGCCCGTGAACCATTCAAAGTTGATGATGATTCAAAGGCAGATTGGGCAATGCGAAAACTTGCCTCAATTCGGCGCAAACAAGCAGAGAACAAAGACATCTTTGACCGCGAGGTTAAAAGGGTCATGGAATGGCTTGAGAAGGTCAATACAGCCCTTGAGAGAGATGCTGAATGGTTTGAGTCCAACCTTCGCCCATACGCCCTTCAGGAGCGCTCTAAAGACCGTAAAAGCATAGTTCTGCCCCACGGCACAATCAAAACTATTGCAGGTCGAGTCAAGTTCGATATTGAGGATGAATCTAAGTTCATCGAGTGGGCGGAGAAAAATGCTCCTGAATTAGTCAGAGTTAAAAAAGAAATTGATAAAAAAGCGCTAGGTGCTTTGAATCAATCTGAAGATAAGGTAATATCAACCCAAGGTGAAATTGTCCCATCAGTAAAGGTCATACCTGCTGAGACTTCAGTTTCATTCGTGATAGCAGAGTAGAGAGAGGCAACATGGAAAATAAATTACCAATCGCTCAAGCATTGAGCGAAGTTATGAAAGCAGTTGGCGGTATCGCTAAGAAAGATAAAAACACTTCTCAAGGATTTAATTTCCGAGGGATTGATTCAGTAGTAAATGCAGTCTCACCAGCCTTGCAAAAGTTTGGCGTGATTGTAGTTCCATCAGTTGAAGAGTACGAATATCACACAGTTGAGATAGGACGGAATCGAACAGCGATGGGACATGTAAAAGTCAAAGTTAGTTATACATTCATTGGTGCAAACGGTGATGCGATTAAAGCAACAGTTGTTGGAGAAGCGATGGATTCAGGCGATAAGGCAACAGCCAAAGCCATGTCAGTTGCTTTCCGTACAGCCCTACTTCAATCATTGGCATTACCAACCGATGAGGTAGACCCTGATGCTCATTCTTATGAACGCTCTTCCTCTGATGATGTGATGGCACCTTCAGCGGTGCTAACAAAAATTCATCAAGCGTCCAACTTAGAATCATTGGCTTTAGTTGGTCAGTACATAACTGCTAACAAAGAAAAATACAACGCAGAACTTTTAGAGCAGTTCCGTCTTAAGTTCCGTGAGCAACAGATAAAAATTAACCCACCAAAATTGGAAGAGGAATCCAATGAAGTCAAAGTCGAAGGAGTTGCTGTTTCATCCTGAACTTCCATACGCAGGGACTTCGGGACATAGTGGGACAGATACATCAAGAGAGCGAGCGCTAAGGGCAGATAGGTCAGGTAAGACTGCCCTACGCCAAGCGCAAGCCCTCAACCTTTTATCTCAAAAAAAATTGGTGGGGCTTACTTGGAAAGAGTTATCTGAGGTAACTGGACTTCACCATGGAACCGCTTCGGGTGTATTGTCCGTCCTCCATAAATCAGGACGCATTGCTCGTCTCAAAGAGACCCGTAATGGGTGCAAAGTTTATGTTGATGTTTCTTGTATTGAGGGACGATTAGTTGAAAGACAGGGGCGCAAGAAAAATTGCCCCCATTGTGGAGGAGATTTGTGAGCATCAGGTGGATTACTAAAGTTTGGGCAGACTCGCCCTATGACGGAACCAAACTTTTAATTCATCTTGCGCTCGCAGATATTTCTCATGATGATGGACGATTCTTTGCCTCTCAGTCAAATCTTGCTTCTAAGGGTAGATGCTCGGTTGAGTATGTCCGAAAGGTCATCAACGAGATGATTACCGATGGACACTTGCAAATTATTACCAAGGGTAACTCCCGAGGTAATGCAACCGTCTATCAGTTGTTATGGAAGAAACTCCCCAACTCAGTAGGGGAGGAACAAAGTTTAGGAGAGATAGAACTCCCCAACTTAGATACCCCCAACTCCCCAACTTTGGAGGTACAACTCCCCAACTCCACTCCGTACCATCCGTCCTATACATCCGTCCTATCTACAACAAAGAGTGACGAAACTGCTATCGCAATTATCGCACTCTCTGAAGCAGTAGCAAGAAAATGGTGGGAGAAACAAAGAGTTAAACCATTGGGTAAAAGTGCTTGGCACTCTTTACTAGCAATCTGCCAAGCGGCAGAGAAGCGAGGCTATACAGCCGAACAAATTGAACAGGCGTTAGATTACATAGGCACAGTTCCATCTATGAGACAGATGGACTTAGTTCTGAGGGGAGTAGGTGTAAAAACAAAACATGAGCAATCAGCAATTAGAGCCATCGAGTTATCAGAAAAACTCCGCAATGAGTCTATCTGACATAGCAGTTCTTGTCGGATTTATAGGTATCTACGATTTGAGAATTCAAGTAGATGAGTTAAAGGTTCGAGCATGGGCAGAATCTTTTGATTCAGATTTACCTTTACAAGAAGCAAAGCGAATTGTTTCTTGGCATTACGCAAACTTTGACACGGCTATTCAACCATCACACATAAACAAAGAATGGCGCCGTAGGATGTCTGATGAAAGAGAGCGGGAAAAAAGCCGTCTATTAAGTTTAGAGTTTGAGGAACGGGAAAAACAAAAAGCATCTCCTGAAGTTATTGCTAAATGGAAAAAAGAATTTCGGGGATACATGGACAGAAACAGGGTGACAGATGCTCCGTTGGAAACAGATAGCGGGACGGTGGCACCTGACCCATGAGGATGTTTCGATTTGTCGATTGGTATTACAGATGGAGATTCAAACGACGGCAAAGGTATGCCCTGCTTGCTTGGACGCCCTCGCAGACGAAAAACTCCAATGGCAATCCCTAAACTTAAAGTTGATGATGAGACTCGATTCTTAGTTCTCGCTAGAGCCTTATACAAATGTGAAAGGTGTGGCAGAGATTTTTTTGGATTTCCAGTCTCAGTTCATCATCGGCGCCCAAGAATGATGGGTGGTAGTAAAAACCAAGAACTCCATAAATCAGCGAATCTTATTGTTTTATGCGGTACTGGGACTTCAGGTTGTCATGGTTGGGTTGAATCAAATCGTGACAAGGCTAGGGAGTCGGGGTACCTAATTCAAAAGATTGAGTCGGCTGAAGAAATACCTTTTCAAGATAGCAACGGACTTTGGTGGCACTTAGATAATTTTGGTGGAAAGAGACAACTTGACATTGTTTAACCTGTACTTCACCTTTAAGATATGGATTGCTTATGTTATGCGGACGACGCTGAACAAATTATCTATCGGCTTGAGTTGGCTCAACGCCCTTGGACGACAAACGCAGAGCGCTCGGGCAATCGATGGGAGAGAGCAAAACTTACAAAGGAGTGGCGCTCGGCTTTTCAACTACTGGCTAAATATGAGAAGATACCCCCTATGGCGTGGATTAGCGTCACCGTTGAACCTCACCAAAAAGGAGGGAGGCTTCAAGATGTAGGTGCATGTAATCCAGCAGTCAAAGCGGCTATCGATGGAATTGTTGATGCAGGAGTTCTTCCTGATGACTCTTCAAAATTTCTTCGTTCGTTAATTTTTCTGCCACCACAGAACGATAGAAATTCTTTAGTGCTTTACATACGAGGAGCGAAGAAAGAGAGGAAAATATGAACTGGAGTTTAATATGGACGGTAGTTGGTTTATCCGTTGCCAGTTTTTTTATTTTGCCAATTTATATTGGTTACATAATTGCTTACAAAAAAGCAATGACAAAAATTGAATTGGAGTTCGTTGCAACAGCGAATCAGATTCACAAAAAAGCAAAATTTGATAATGCAGTCGAACGCCTGTTCGAAGAAGGAGAAGCGATATGAGTACAGTAATGCAAGCAATAGAGTTAGATGGTAGGGGACTAGATGAGGTCAAACTTCTAACCGACGCAATCCGTACCCATCAATCTCAGATTCAAGACTTAAGCAAAAGGCGCAAGCAGTTAATTCTTAGGTTACGAAAACAAAGAATCACCTACCGAGAGATTGCTGATGCTATGGGTGTATCAGAGCAGTTAATTTACAAAATTATCCGCAATGATATTGAAAGAGTTCCTGAGTACGATAGCGAAGGAAAAATAATTCGTAGACGAGGACGACCAGCGAAACAATTAGCCTAATGAAGTTTATAGAACTTTTTGCAGGTATTGGAGCCTTTCGACTTGGACTTGAAAGAACAGGTCATGAGTTTGTTTGGGCTAACGAGTGGTTAGAGAGACCTAGGAGTATTTATGCACGAAACTTCGGACACCAACCTGACGGACGAGATATTAGAGATGTTTCCGCTGGAGAACTTCCTAATGCCGACCTCCTCGTTGGAGGATTCCCTTGTGCGACTTTTTCAGTTGCAGGAAAGCGAACAGGATTCTCTTTGGATGACACCCGAGGGACACTCGCTTTTGAAATGTTTAGACTTGCTCACGAAAAATCAATACCGTATATCCTCTTTGAGAATGTCAAAGGACTCCTCAATCACGACGGAGGAAGAACATTCGAAATCATCCTCGAAGTCTTGGATGGCTTGGGGTATGACTGTCAATGGGAATTGCTTGACAGCCAAAATTTCGGCGTCCCGCAACACCGAGAAAGGGTATTCCTTATCGGACATCTTAGAGGAAACCCCCGACCAAAAGTATTTCCTATCGGGAGAGCAAGTCGAAGCGATGATGAAACGAACTCGCAAGAACGAAAAGGAAGGGAGGGGTTTTTCTCCGACATTTCTCCGACCCTTGACGCCCACTATTACAAAGGGGGAAACTCCCGACAATATGTAGTTCAAGCAGAAAGTCGCAGAGATAAAGAAATGCGAACTTACACAAACGGAATTGTTCCGACAGTAACCGCACAATGGGGGACAGGCGGAGGAAATGTTCCATACATCAAACCAGTTCTTGATGTAGCAAGAGTAAACAAATCACCAAACGGGCGCTTGATTAAAGATGATGGCGACCCGATGTACACAATAACAGCGCAAGACCGTCACGGAGTTCAAATTGGGGATGAGGATGGCTTTGCGATTAGAAAACTAACTCCCTTAGAGTGCGAGCGCTTACAAGGATTACCCGATGGATGGACGGAGTTCTACGAAGATGGACGAAGAGTTTCAGATTCCGAAAGATATGAACGATGCGGAAGGACAATCACTATCTCAGTCGTGGAAGCGATTGGTAGAAAACTTAATGACTTCTACTGAGCCATTTTCTTTTGACACTATAAAAAACTTTGATGAGCATATTGCTCAATCAATTCCTAACTACCACACGCTGACTGAGGCAATCTGTGACCTGAGTACATACTTTATGACCGAAGATACTCAAGTGCTTGACCTTGGTTGTTCTACTGGAAAACTTTTAGAAAAAATTCCTCATCGTGGTAGGAAAGTTGGAATTGATATAGCCGATAATCTTTTGCCTGAGTCTCATGATGAAACTCTCTACCTACGCAAAGACCTTCGAGCCATAGATAATTTTGGTAAGTCCAGTTTGATTCTTTCAATCTTCACTCTTCAGTTCATTCCTTACGAAGACCGACCAAGCATCCTAAGCAACATCTATGAATCTCTAGTTGAGGGTGGGGCTTTTATATGGGCGGAGAAGGTGCGTGAGGAGGAAGGGGAACTTGAACAGGCAATCAATGGAGCCTTCTTTGATTTCAAGCGTAAGGCTTTTACCCCTGAGCAGATATTAAATAAAGAACGAGATTTAAGACCAATCATGAAAGTCAATTCATCAGTTAGAAATCAGATATTGGCTGATAACGCTGGCTTTGCAGTTGGCACTATGTTTTGGAAATTCTATAACTTCGAGGCTTGGCTATTTGTGAAATGAGGAAAAAATGATTCTACACAAACACCTTTTAGTTAATGCCAAAGTTTCTTGGGCTATGTACTCAGAGCAAGACGCTATTGAGTTCCTTGAAAACTTGGTTAAATCTATCAACATGAAAATAATTAAAGGACCCTTTGCTTCTTATGTATCTGTTGAAGGTAATCGAGGAATGACCGCAATGGTAATGATTGAGACGAGCCATATCGCTTTTCATATATGGGATGAGCAATGCCCCGCCTTACTGCAATTTGATTTATACACCTGTGGCTATCTTGATTTAGAGCCTGTACTAAATATGATTAAGAGCGCCTTTCAAGTTGAATCTTTAGAATATCAGTTGTTTGATAGAAAAGATGGCTTTGTACTTGAAGCGCAAGGGTCAAGATGAAAGCCAAGATTAAGGTGGGTCAAGTTGCTTCAGTTGCCATTTCATCCCTTGAGGCGTATCCGACGAATCCTCGTCGTGGCGATATTGAAGCGATTGCTCAATCTCTCAAAGCCCATGGACAGTACAGACCGATTGTTGTTCAGTATGGTTCGAATTTTATCTTGGCGGGAAACCACACCTACAAAGCGGCAAAGAAACTTGGCTGGAAAAAAATCAAGATAACTTATGTTGAGGTAGATGAAGAGAGCGCTCGCAAGATTGTCTTGGCTGATAACCGTTTAACCGACCTTGCAACCTATAACGAACCTCTATTGAAATCTTTACTCTCAGCCTTGCCTGAGTTGGAAGGAACAGGATTCACTAAAGCCGAGGTTGAGATTTTAGATAGGTTGAGCAAAGGCGAGGACAAAACTAGCGTCGGAGATTCTAAGTCTTTACCGAGTGACCCCGAAGTAAAGGTTAGCGCTTGGAAGTTTACAGTTGAGATGGATGCCTATAAAGCATGGAAAGAACAACTCTATGCCGAGGCACCGACAAAACAAAAAGCCATCCGAGCCATCAAAGACAGATTAGGACTACCTGAACGAAAGCCAGTTAAACCTGAACCCGAGGGTGAGCGTTCTAAGATTAAGGTCAGCGATGTTGAGACAGTTGGCATCAACGAGATTAAAGTCCATCCATTAAACCCGAGAGAGGGCGACATAGGTTCAATCATTCAGTCCCTTGAGGTAATGGGTCAATATCGACCTATCGTGGTCAATAAAACTACTAAACATATTCTTTCAGGAAATCACACATATCAAAGCGCTGTTCAACTAGGATGGGAAAAGATTGCAGTTCATTGGGTGGAAGTTGATGATGTTGAGGAAATTAAAATTCTTATCGTCGATAACCGAACCTCTGACCTTGCAACTTATGACCCACAGGAATTAAATAAACTTCTGACGACAACGGGCTTGCGGGGAACAGGCTTTAGTCCCGAAGAGGTTGCCGAAATCTTGAGTGGTGGGAAATCCAAGCCTGGGCATATTCCTGTGGGTCGTACAACAATTCGGGTAGGCGAACATACTATGAGAGTTCACACCGAAGATTTGAATGAATGGGCTAACACCATTAACGGCTGGAAAGATATTGCTGAGTTATTATTTATACCCATTGAGGCTTGTAGAACTGAGGAGGAGTAATGCCACAATTATGTAAGGGATGTAATAAAGTTACCAAAATTAAAGGCAAAATGTGTGGGAAAGACCCTATCCATGAATGTATGGAGTGTGGATATAGAGAACATGCGTAATCTATTATCTTGTATTAGTTGTAAGGTTCGAGTCAAAAAAAGGGTTACCTATCTATACGAACCTGAACAAAATGGCTACCTTTGTAAGAAATGTTGGCTTGTCAAATACGATTCAAAACCAACTGAGGTAGAATAATCGCATGAGACTTATAGTTAAATTTGAACGAGAGAAGAAGGAACGAGATTCTATCGATACCTCATGCTTCCATTGTGGGCGCTCTTTCACCGTACATAAAAAAAATTTAAGGGCAGTTAATTTTTGTTCCAGTTGTAAATAGGAGTTTGAGTGGAAAAGGTAGTAGCAAAAAAGAAACCCGCAAAGCCAAAGGTAAAAGCGAAGACGGGTAGATTGCCGATGCTTCTTGATGACACAAAGCGGGAAGAATTGCTTAACCTGATTGTTCTTGGGCTACCTGTAAACAAGGCAGTCGCCATGATAGGCATGGCTGAGTCCACTTTCTATAACTGGATGAGCCGTGGAATGGTGGAACGGGATAGGCTGGCGACGATTCCTAACTCTAAACCTAAACCCGAGGAACAGGTGTATTTGGAGTTTTTGGAGTCTCTTACACGGGCGAGAGCAGAAGCAATCGCTAAAAAAGTGGCAGTCGTATCAAGTGCCGCTAGTCAAGGAGACTGGAAAGCCTCCGCTTGGTGGCTGGAGCGTCAGGTGCCTGAAGACTTTGGCAGAGTTGATAAGCAAGAGGTTTTGTCTCATTCTGTGTCAGAGGTTAGAGTTACAGTCACCATGGGAGAACTCCAAGAAAAGATAGCCAAGGTACTCGAAGCCCGTAAAACGAAAAGCGCTTAACTCATGACCGAGAGACTTCTCGATAAGTTCCTCGAAAGTGATTCAGCCAAACAAGCCGAGTTACTAGCGATGCTCACCCCTGAAGAGCGTCATGCCTTGCTGGTCATTCTTGATGCTGAGTTAGAGAATCCTTGGGCTAGATGGCAAAACGACCCGATTGGATTTGTTGAACAAGGGCTAGGCGAAACTCTTTGGAGCAAACAAAAAGAGATTCTAAATTCTTTGATGCAAAATAAAAGAACCGTAGTACCTGCTTGCCATGCGCCTGGGAAATCTCACTTAGCGGCGAGAGCAGTTGCTTGGTGGCTATCTACTTATCCAGCAGGAACAGCGGTTGCAATTACAACAGCGACTACACACCGACAGGTAAGAAACATTATGTGGCCGCATATTCGTAGAGTTCATGCAAAAAATAATCTGCCTGGAGAAGCCGATACCGTGCAATGGAAAATTAACGGCACCGTAGTTGGATACGGATTTAGTCCAAGCGCTCATGATGAAACAGCGGTTCAAGGTATCCACGCACCTAACTTGCTTGTCGTAGTTGATGAGGCTGGAGGTTTATCGGACACAATCGGTGGCGCACTTGAAGCGTTGATGACTGGTGGCAATACAAAACTTTTAGTTCTAGGTAACCCGCCAACAGATACCGAACAAACTTGGTTTGAAAGAATCTGTTCAAGTCCGCTTTACAACATAATTCCAATCAGCGCTTATGACACTCCAAACTTTACGGGTGAGGCTACTGGCAGATGTCGCTCATGTCCTGACTACATAGAAGCCCACGAAGTTCGAACCCATCTTGTAGACCAAACTTGGGTCAATGATGTTGTTTCAGAATTCGGTGAAGATTCTCCATTCGTTGAAGCCCGTGTTATGGCACAGTTCCCTAAATCAAGTACGGGCAAAGTTATCCCGTTTGCTTGGGCTGAGTTAGCCTCTGAGAATGAAGAACCACTTGAATCAAACAAAATTAAACTAGGAGTGGATATTGCTTCCGACGGTGGAGATGAGTTTGTTATTGCTAAGGCTGATGGTTTTAGAGTAAGCATCGTTCATCGCTCATCAGGTAAACAAAACGCTAACGCAGTTGATGTCGCTGGTGTAGTTATACGAGAGATTGAAAAGTGTATTGCTATCCATGAAGAGAGAGATATAAAAGATAGGGTTCGAGTCAAGATAGATACCATTGGTTTAGGTTGGGGAGTTGTATCCCTTCTTGATAGATGGGTCAAAGAGCGCCAGTTATCCGCTGACATCATCGCCGTGAATGTGGCTGAGAAACCTAAAGACCAAGCCAAGTTTAAGAATCAAAGGGCTGAGATGTGGTGGAATGCTAGGCAGATGATTCAACCTAAAGAGGGTAAACAGGATATAAAACTTGATGTAGATAGATTTGTTTTATCTCAATTAGCAGGACCAACCTATACATCCGATTCATCGGGTCGAGTTGTTATTGAATCAAAAGTTGATATGAAGAAACGGGGTGTCGCTTCCCCTGACCGTGCTGAAGCAATACTCTTAGCCATCTATGAAAACAAAACTGTTTTGCCTACCTTTGCACCTATCTCGATTGGACAATCAAACCCATGGAATATGAATCTGTAAAACGCTCTGATTGGGATTTAGATTTAAGGTTTGGTCAAGAAGGTGAAGTCCTAGTTAATAACTTTTTGACTGCACCCATTGAAACAGTTGAGGTTAAAAGAGATAGACGCTGGAAAGAAACTGGAAATCTTTATATTGAGACCGAGTGCTGGTCAGATGTTCTTGGGTGTTGGTACGCATCGGGCATCATGACAACGAAGGCAAGCCATTGGTCATTCATTCTTGAGGATTCAATAATTACAGTTCCAACGGAAAGAGTTCGATTGGCTATTGCAAAGCATGGCTTAAAGCGAGAGATGAATCGCCCTGAGTATTCAACCAAGGGCTACACGATTACCGTGGCAGAGTTGCTTAAGGTTTCTCTTCCTCATCATCAAAGTGCCAGTCAATCTCAATCCACCTAGAATCGAGATAAGCCTTAACGGAAAAACCTAGGGCGATTAAACTGATAGCGATTGCTAACCAATCAAGCATGAGAAGTCCTAACTCTTGAGAGTCGAATCTTCCCACGCTTGAAGTAAATAAACCAATTAGAAATGGTCAATTTTTACCGCACCTACCGTGTTGCCGTTGTAATCACGCAATTTAGGACTTAAACAGTTTAGTTCCCAACCAGTTTTAGGATTGCTAGTTGTTTGCCAAACGATTGAATTCAAGATGCGTTGTATTTCTTGTCCAGCGTTTCCGTCTGAAAAAGCATCATTATCAATCTCAATGTGAATTTGTACTAAAGACATTATATTTTTACCTCCTCTTTGAATCTGACATCAATCTTATCGATGATGCCCTTTGGGGATATTGCGTATTCGCCATCCTTTTTCCAATCGCCTGTTTTAGTTTGACGATATGGTGGATTGATAGTTTCATAGACATACCATTCCCCATCTTTGAACAAGTAGACAAATTCTGCACCAGCCTTGTCTGACTTGGCATACTCATAAAGCGAAGCGTGTTTCCGTGATGGGCAAAATTCACCACGATAACCATAACTATCTCTGACAGTTGGCTCAGGATGCAATGAAGAACGGTCACCAAGTTCTAGCAAGATTCTAACCTGCTCTTCTCGATACCATTTTGCAAGCACTACACCAACATGCTCAGGATAACCGTCCCAATGGCAGTAGATAGTTTCTACTGAGCCATCTGTATTTATGATTCCTATATTTGACCTTGTACCCATTTATGCGTTCTCCTTTTCTATGTATTTTTCCAAACATCTATTTCTCCACCAAGCACTATCGTAGTTACTTGGCTTACTTAACAAGTTAATAAAACGAACTGAAGCCTCGTAGTAACAAGGCGCTTCTGTTTCATCTATTTTCTTTATTAAGATTTGTCCGTTCTTACGCTCAGTTAAATAAACGGTGGCGTAAGTTTCACCACTCAAATCGCTTTTAACCGCAACATAAAAAGCAGTTTTGAATTTACCTCTGCCGATTTTTTCAGCCTTGCCTTGCTCGATTTTTACAATCTCACCTAAGTCGCCATAGAAGCGACCTAATTGATATTCAACAAACTTCTTTGTCGAGATATTGCTACCAACTTGGTATTCGCTCCAACCCATTAGTTGCTCACCCCGATTCCAAATTCTTCTTTCATAGCCTGTTGGAAACTTCTGTTAATTTCTGCAACAGCCCACTCAAAGTTTTCTTTCTCAGAAATGTTTTCTACATGAACACCAGTTTCTTTTGTGCCATAGTAGATTTCGTAGATGCCGTAGCCCTCTACTTTGTAAAGTCTGTACTGACCTTTTTTCTTGACCGCTCTTTGACCCACTTTGTTCTCCTCTCTAAGAACAAGTCCAGTATATCACAACTGGGGTTAGATATTCAATTAGTGACCAGTTGAAGCCGAGCGAGGTGTCCCATCCCAAAACCAAGCATTGCTGAAGGAATTGATTCGGATGTAAGGCTTACCGTCGCCACTAAACTTGATTCGGTGAATCGTGACTGGAGCCACGACCTTATCGATTTCGCCAGTTTCACGGTTACGCAATTCACGGACTAAGGGCTGACCGTTGGAAACAGTTTTCCAATAATCACCATGACCGTAGGCTTCATATTCTCGCTCTTGTCCAGTTTCCTGAACCCACACCGATGAAGCCGAAACACGGACAACTTGAAGGAACTCAACATTGGTTTGGTCATAGCCCCAAGATGTGTAGAAAATATCGCCGACCTTTGGCGCTACCTTTTCGATTATTGCTGTACTCACTTTGCTACCTCCTCGTTCACAAAGATTTCTGTGATTCTGTATTTGAAGCCTTGGAAAGTTGAGACGATAATTGCGTAATCCTCAGCCTGTTGTTTAGTTTCAAAGACATTATTC